ATATTGATGACGTACGCTCAAGTGATAGATGAAGGTAATGGCGGACCGTATAATAATCTACCAATCACTGATCAGAATGGTGTACAGAGAGAACGACTTCCAGGTGAAATTTTAGTCCGTACTCAAAATAACCGTACGCAAGCTGCTAGTGAAACGTATGTCTTACCTTTATTAGATTACATTACTCGAGTTCCCTTGCATGGCGAAATAGTACAACTTCATATGTTACCATCAGGTAATGCCGAAAGCAAATACAATGATAATCGATTTTATTACACGACTACGTTAAACTTACATGGCTCGCGCAACATAAATCAGCTCCCATGGATTATGAATACAGTAGCCAAAGGCTCGGCGTTAGATTCGTTTATATCGGCGGAAGGTGCTAAAGTACCAGAACAAAGTTCGTTTACAGAAAAATCTATCAATGCATTACAGCCGTATGAAGGAGATCTGATTATTAATGATCGATTTGGTTCTTCAATACGATTTTCGTCTGGTGTAGATACCAATTCACGTGCGTCTAACGGTTCATTATTGTATAATACATTGCCGCCATGGGATGGGCCAATTAATGAACCTTTGATGATACTTACTGCAGGTAATAGTCAAGATTCGAATGTTGAAAACTTTCAAACCGATGCATCATCTATTATTTTATCAACATCGCAGAAGCTAGAATTAGATACTTCACAACAAAACGTCGGGCGCAATGTATCATCGATACGTAATTACTCAGAACCGCAAATCGTTTTAAATAGCGATCGTATTACTATTAATAGCAAGGCAGATGAAGTAATTATTTCAGGTAAAAGTACCGTATCTATTGCGACGCCTGGGTGGGCATCAGACATGGATAAGTTTTTTACTATGGTTGAAGACATACAAAATGAACTAAAAAGCTTACAATCGCAAGTTAATGCCCTAACGACTCAGGTTAATACTTTATCAGTAGCGACTACTACATTTGGATCTGCGCAAGCATCGGTTGCGGCAGGTCTCGTAATACTTGCTCCATTAGCGCCGGCGCCTGGAGCTTTAGCAGCTGCATCTGGTATTGTTACTGGACAAACAACTTCTATTTTAACTAGGCTTAGTACTATCAAAGCAAATCTATCTAAGATTGATTCTACAATTGCAAGTCTAAAGCAATAACATATTTATTATAAAGGATATTTTATGAACTCTAAAGTATTTCTAAAAGCGTTACGAACAATAATCCGAGAAGAAGTACGTACTGCAATTCGTCATGAATTAAACGAGCATACGGAACCAAAAAAATCTCATAACGAAGTTATAGACCATGGCATGCGTATGCATAAGCAAGCGACGCAACCTCAGAAGCAGTACGTAAAAAATCCAATGTTAAATGATATCTTAAATGAAACATCCGCAATGCCATCAGATGAATGGTCTACTATGAACTTTAGATCTGAAATGGCACAAGCATTCGGAATGCAATCTGCTGAACCGGCAGCGGTACAAGATGTATCCGGTAATGCTATTTCTACAGATGCATTAAAATCTAAAGAAGGCGGCGAGGCCGTCGTTAACGCTCTTACACGAGATTATTCTTCGTTAATGAAGGCAATGGATAAAAAGAAATAATAAATGGCACGTAGTGTTTATAGATATGAACCATTAAATGAAACGCCGGATAGAGGCGTAGGTGTACTTCTACCTTTCAATAGACCAGTTACCGGGCGACTAAAAGAAGAGTCGTCTTATGACAATGCTGGTACAAATGGTAAAGGCGTGTTTGTACAATCATATACGACACAGGAACAGTCTATAAGCAATTTACGAAATTTATTACATACATTAAAAGGCGAACGCTTCATGCAGCCAAACTTCGGCACAAGGATTCGTGAATTTTTATTCCGGCAGTCATATGAATCTTTATCATCCGATTTATCAGAATCTATCACTAGTGATATTAATACATGGCTTCCGTATATTATACTTGACTCAGTTGATGTGGTTAACAACGAACATAGAATAGATATAAGAATACGTTTTCGTACAACACGTAATGGCGCTAATTTAGTCATTAACGTATTGGCTCAAGAAAATTCGATAATAGTTTCGGAGCCTATTCAGGACACATATTCGCCGGCATCGAGTAGATTAGTACAGGTATATGGAGGAATTTAATGACGTTAGTTAAAAAAGACGTAAAATATCTCAATAAAGATTTTGCGCAGTTTAGACAAAATTTAATAAACTTTGCGCGTACGTATTATCCAGATACATATAATGATTTTAACGAATCTTCGCCTGGCATGATGTTCATGGAAATGGCATCGTATGTCGGCGATGTATTATCATATTACACTGATACATCTTATAGAGAGTCATTACTTAATAGTGCTAAAGAAGATGCTAACGTGTTGCAGTTGTCTCAAATGCTAGGATATAAGCCTAAGTTAAATTCTCCTGCATTAGTCGACTTAGATGTATATCAACTTGTACCGGCAATTGGATCTGGCACATCTGCACGGCCGGATGAAAGATATGCGTTATCAATTCAACCGGGCATGACAGTAACAGGCGATGACAATGTCACATTCCGTACATTATCAACTGTCGATTTTTCATCTTCAAGTTCTATTGATCCATTAGATATCTCTGTATATGAAATTGATAATGATGGTAATGTACAGTATTATTTGTATAAAAAATCCGTGCCGGCAATTTCTGGCGAAGTTAAAACAGCAACATTTACATTCAGTGATCCTAAGATATACGATAAAATTACATTAACAGATACTAACGTATTAGATATAATCAGTGTTACTAGCGATGAAGGTTCAACATGGCATCAAGTTGATTATTTAGCACAAGATACGGTATTTGAAGATATAGAAAATATTCCATTTAATGATCCGACGTTATCTGTATTTAGAAGTTCTGTACCGTATATCTTAAAGTTACGGCGTACACCTAGAAGATTTGTCACTAGACTTAGAGAAGATTTACGTACTGAGATACAATTTGGAGCGGGCGTAAGTTCGGATGCCGATGAAGAATTGATTCCAAATCCTAAAAATATAGGAAGTGGATTAGAATACTTAAACCGTACTACAAATAATAACATAGATCCGTCAAACTTTTTATATACTAGTACATATGGTTTAGCACCGAACAATGAAACATTGACCGTTACATACTCAGTCGGCGGCGGCACAAAAGAAAATGTAAGTGTTAATTCGTTAACAACAATTTTATCTGTTCCATATAATACTACAACAGAAATTTATGGTATAGATTTGACAGATACAAAAGCTTCATTAGCTGTAAATAATCCTGTTCCAGCACGTGGCGGCAAAGCTAAAGACGACGTCGAAAACATACGTCAATCGGCAATTGCAGCATTTGCTGCTCAGAATAGAGCTATTACACGTGAAGATTATATATCTAGATGCTACGCAATGCCAACAAAGTACGGGTCAGTTGCAAAAGCATATATTGTCGGCGATATTCAAATTGATACGTCAGATAATGACTATCCGCGTGAAACAATAACTAATCCCTTAGCTTTAAATTTATATACATTAGGTTATGATGCGGCTGGTAACTTTACGTCACTTAATACTGCAGTAAAAGAAAATTTACGTACATATTTATCAAATTATAGAATGTTAACGGATGCTATCAATATTAAAACTGCGTACGTGATTAATATTGGCGTAGAGTTTGAAATCATACCTAGGCCTAATGCTAATAGTAATGAGGTGTTAATACGTTGTATAAATAGGCTTAAGACGTTATTAAATAACGATCGTATGCAGATTAATGGTAGCCTTAACATATCTAATTTAACAACAGAACTTGATAAAATTGACGGCGTTCAAAGTGTACCAAAATTAGATATAACAAATTTATATGATGCTAATAAAGGTTATAACGGTAATGTATACAGCATCGCCGGCGCGACTAAAAATGGTATTGTATATCCGAGTTTAGATCCTTGCATTTTTGAAGTTAAGTATCCCGATTCTGATATTAAAGGAAGAATAGTAAAGGCATAATATGTATAAACTTTATTACATAGAACGTGATACGACATTATACGAAAAGTATCCAGAACGTAATACTGGGTTAGATTCTATACTTGAATTAACAAAGATCGCATGCGGTTCTCGTGATGATATGGGCAATGTGTTAAGTAACACATACAATACACGTGTATTGTTAGATTTAGGAAATAATGTAACGGCGTTGCGCACTGATGTCAATAATGGTACTATACCTGCATTTGCATCTCATCCTCTATCATCATCAGCATATTTAACATTACGATTAGCTGATGCTAACTCCATTCCGGCTAACTTCTCAATCGAAGCATATCCTATTTCAGAATCATGGACAATGGGTACTGGTACGTTCGATTCTGATCCAGAAGCGCGTGTAGGTGCATCGTGGTATTATCGTAATGGTACAGATGTTAGTTTACCATTAGCATGGAATACTGGATCAGCTCAATCCGCTGGCCAAGAAAGTGTTACCAATTCAATTGGAGGCGGCGCATGGCTAACTAGTTCTGCAGATAATAGCATAAGTTATCGAGCTAGCCAATCATTTAGTAATGCAGAAACTATAGATGTACGTTTGAACATCACTGCAATAATGAATGCATGGATATCTAATGATATTTCAAATCATGGGTTAATTATTAAATGGCCAACGGCTGTTGAAACATCCGGTGACTTAGCCGGTAGCCTAAAATTCTTTGGTCGAGAATCGAATACGATTTACGTTCCTAAACTCGAAGTAGCTTATGACAATTCTATCCTATCCGGCACCGGTTCGTTTACTGAAATTAACAGTAATGTTTATGTTCCGTACTTTACAAATTTGAGATCTGCATATCATGAATTTGAAAAAGCTAAGCTACGTATTCAAACACGGCCAGAATTTCCAACTCGTACATATCAAACATCGTCAGTATATTTAGATAACTATAGGTTACCGACGTCGTCATATTGGAGCGTTTTAGATTCGGTTACTGATGAAACAATAATTCCTTTTGATACAGGTTCTACGCGCATATCATGTGATTCAGTGGGTAACTATATTAATATAGATTTTAATTCGTTTTTAACGGAACGGTATTACAAATTAGTATTACGTGTTGAACGTGAAGGCGGCGATGATGTGCAAATTCATGATAATAGATATTACTTTAGAGTAGACAGATAATGGCAAAAAATCGATTTACAATAGCTAATAAACCAGAACATACATCTCCTACTCTAGATAGTCTCTTGCTTGAGATAATGCGAGAGGAGTTTCCGGATGACCCTAATTTTAAAGCCGGCATTTTAACTGACGATGTAGAGCCTAACCAGGAACTTATTGACCAGGTTACATTACCTGAATTCGAATCTACATCACGTAACTCAAGACAAGTGTTACAAGTATCACCGTCTGTTGTACAACATACAAACTATCAACTTACAAAAACAATTCCAACTGTTGACGAAGATATACTAGATGATTTATTAGATGAAGAATGGAATTTCTTTTTAGATGAAGTGACAGAGTATCAGCCTGGCGTATCTAACTTATTCTTAATCCATCCAGATCAATTAAAAAAGCCGGTAGATTATCATGATGCATATATTCAAGCTGGACCTCAGAACTTAGGTTCATTTGATTCCGTAAATGATATTTTCTGTGTATATTTTATTCGTAACGATGTTGCATATCCTATACCTAATTACAAGACGTTAGAGGTTATGTTAGTGGAGCGTAGATTAACATATCGCGATATAACAATAGCTGATAGTACTCAATTGCAACAGTTTGATTTATCCATGGATGGCAAAACTAGTATTACAGATGAAGTAGTATCGCCAGAAGCGGAATTCGCAGCTCGCAGTTTATTTGATAGAAGTGCAGAATGGAATTTCCGTATCAGATATGAAAGTGGATATAGACCATTATCACCATTCGTGCGTGATCCGGGCGAATATATTGATCCAGTATCTAGAAAATACTTTAACGCAGTTTATAGTAAACAGACATATCAAGAATCGTTAAGATCTAGATTTGAAGGAAAGATGGTAATTTTATCATGGCCACCTTCATCATTAACAGATGAGGAATTCAATTCAGAAGTTATACAAAACGATAATAATCAGTTAAATGATTTAGTTAACGGTGTACGTATCATGACAAATGGTTACTGGAAACAAGTTACGGACGGGGAAGTATTTCGGTCATATGCATACGTAAATGATCTAGACGTAAGCGGTTATCAAGATCCTAATGGTAGATATGGACGTGCTGGATATATTAACTTGTTAATACAAAATGGAGGCATTACTGTATTATCAGGTGAAGATGTTGTAGATGCTAGAGAAGGTTTAGATCCGGTATGGAATGAATTTGCACATATTATTGAAGCAGATCGAATGGATATAGACGAGTATAAAGACTATGTCGATTCCTACAGTAACAACCCATTCGATGTAGATTATCTTCAGCCATATGAACCACGTGGTAGCGTTAAGTATTATGATCAAGACACGTTAAACATTTTACGTGAACAATCTATAGAACAAAGTTTAATAAACAATCTGGTTGATTCGATTAATACTAGATATGAAGAAGTTGCTAGTATCGTAGCCAACGCAGCTGTTATGCTAAATAGTACACCGACTGTTTTAGCAAATGTCTTAGATGAGATCGAAAATGATATAATTCAAATAGGTGTTTCGGAAGATAAATGGAAATTTGTCAAGTTTAAAAATAACGGTAATATCAATGTTAAAGGTTCCGAGTATAGCTTATTAAAGCTAGTCGAAAAAAATCAGCGTATAACTTTACAATTATCTGACGCTCAGGAAGATGAAATTGCAGGCGAATGGTCTAGAGTTGTTACTTCGGCCACTACATCATTACCAGAAGAGTTTGTCGAAGATATTCCTGGCAATGCCGGGAACCCTAGTAGTTTTGCACTTCCTAGAGATAACAATGGTCGTGATAGGCCTTCGATGAAAAGTAATGCATATATGCGTGCTAGTATGTTATCTGCATTTTATTATAAATGGGATGTTGCTGGTGATGATGTCAATTCTGGAACGCGTGAAGTTGTGCGAGGATTGGCAGAAGGTATTGATAACACTCGGTTAGCGGCAGCAAATCAATTCGATTCATTTTCTAGTCAATTTAATGATATTACAAATGCAATTGCAACCAGCGACACAGTAGAACAATTCCAAGAAATTTTAAATACATTAAATAACATAAGATCGTCGTATATAGCATATGAGCAGTCAGTTGACGCCGTTAATGACTTTGTCTTCACGCTGAGATCGAATACTAAAGCATATGTTAATAACGTATATGAGTCTATAGAACTTCTTCGTAAAAGAATATATAACGGCGTCGGCAACGGTAATAAATTTGCTATTCTATGGACTGCAAATGCACGAGAAATAATAGAAAAATATTCGCCCGGCAAAAAGTTTACAAATTATCAGAAGTCTGAAGGATAACAATGAGCTTAGATAGATTTACTAACCGAGATGAGATTTTACAAAAGGATGGTATAACTGCCGGCATTACGTGGAAGCAATCTGATATTAATATATTACAACTGTCAGCTCAAAATGTTACATTAACCGATACATTAGTTGTTGAATTACATGCATATGTTCGTGATGTCGGAGATTATATTGTCGGTGGTTCAATTCAAGATTTTGTATTCGAAAATGATACTATTTGGATCGACCATGCCACAGCAATGTCCAAATTTGGAATTGAACGGGGTGAGTTTGAAGTTACTGTCAATGTACATGAGCCTATTCTAGGTAATGAATCAAATCCTTTAGTTTTTATTAAAGAAATTTCGCCAGATAGACGTGAATTACAACTTAAACTTATTCCTACGGATGACGATTCATTGGACGGCATTGTAGATGAATATTTAGATGAATATGGTGCAGTTGAAGCGTTTTCGTTAGCATTAAACTTCGGTCAAAATAATATCTTTAAAATCATCAATCAACGTGATTGGAGAGAACCGGATGATATAGTTGTTAGGTTATATACACCATTGCCGGCGACTATTAACGAAAATGATACGGCATGGATTGTCGAGGAAATGATTGATCCATTCGTTGATAACATTTCAATATTTAAAGAAGACCCTACAATTACGCCTACATATTTACGTGGTGCTAATTTTGAGATCGACCCCGGATATTCAACTATTACAGAAACAGATTTCCAATCATGGAATTCATTATTAGGTTCTAATACATCGACGTCCCAACAAATAATTGATAGATATTTTTCTGGTTCATTAGCTGGTGTCGATGTCGGTGTTGATTATTCTGCATTTAATAATTTTGTATTTTATTCGTCAGCGACTGAGCGTTTAAATAACTTTAAATACAAGTTAGAATTAATAGAATATTATAGCGGTAGTATTTCTACATTACAAGCAGCGTCTGGGTCAGATTCTGGTTCGCTATCTGGAAATATTGCAACGAATCAAACTAGATTAGATTCGGTGATTGGGGGGTTTGATGCATGGGAACGTTGGCTTTATTACGAACCGACAGCTAGTTTATCCACTCATGGCGTATCAGGTTCAATTCTAGGAGCACAGGGATATACGGTTACACCATGGCCAAAGTATTTATCTAACGGATCTTATGTTAATCATAAAGTAGATTCTACAATTGCACAAGACTGGTATACGTCGTTATATGATAATGCAGTTATTTATGATAGAGAAAGTGAAACGGCTTTAGTAAAAACTATACCAGAACATATACGTAATGACGAAAATAATAGCGAATATGAACTGTTCGTTAATATGATTGGACATCATTTCGATATTATTTATTCGTATGTAGATGCTCTTACAAAAACATATAAGCCCGAAGAACATCCTAAATTAGGTGTTGGCAAAGAAACGTTATATGATGTTGCTGAGTCATTAGGCTGGAAATTGGCTAATGGTAAGCAAGCATCGTCACTCTGGCAATATGCGTTAGGTGTCAATACGTCCGGTTCGTATGCTAGTACCGGTTCTTTGTTTTCTAAAACAGACGAAGAGATAACGACAGAGGTATGGCGTAGAATAGTAAATAATTTACCTTATTTGCTTAAAACTAAAGGTACTGAACGTTCTATAAAAGCGTTGATGAATACATATGGTATTCCTCAAACTTTACTTTCCGTTAGAGAATATGGCGGTCCTACCGTAGGTGATGAAGCTCCTACTTTAATTGAAGATAGATTTTCATATGCTGTTGAATTTGATGGAAATTCGACTATATCATATGTCGCTGATTTTTATTCTTCTTCTTTGTTTGATCATATACCTGTAGCTAACCAAGTACCGCCGATAACACGTGAATTACGGTTTAAGCCAGCAACTAAACAAAATATGTTATTACTGACGGTTACTGACCCGTTTAATGACGGATATAACGATAGTCCGGACTACATATATTCTGCCATAGCACTTCAGTATACCGGTTCATATTCTGGAAGTACTGATTATGGACGGATTGTATATTCACATATAGATTCGGACTCGAGCACCGATGAGCCAGATGTTGCATATTCAAATTGGTTACCATTATATAATGGCGATTTTTGGAATCTACGGTGGTGGTATACATCGAGCCTAACTAATACTGCTCTAACAGCATATTGGAATGCTTCCAGTAATGCAACAACATCGTATCACATTCAGGTTCAAAATGCATCTGATTATATTAACGGTAACATAGCACATTCGGATTATTTTTCAATACATCCGGCAGATGCACCTAATTTTCAGTACTTCGGGTGGGGTTATAATACTATTTCTAATAGGTCCGCGTCGATTGATATTGGAGGCCGTTGGTCTAGTGATATAGACAATGATTATTATGCCGTTGCTAGCGGCGCATTGGCCGTCATGGATTTAACAACCAGCGATGGTATTATTCAATTTTCTGGTTCTATTCAGGAGTATAGAGAATGGATGGAACAATTAGATCAAGATGCATTTGATCAACATACTCTCAATCCTACATCGTATATTGGAGCATTATCTGTAACGTCTTCGTACCAAACGTTAGTTCGTCATTATCCGTTAGGAACAGACTTAAATGCTATAGATTTATCTACCGATGGTACTATAATTTCATCATCTCATCCTAATCAGAATATTTTAGACTTCAGCGCGCCGTATGGAGATTTACATAACTCAAATGCACGAGTATATGGATTTAGTACACCATCAAATTCAGAACGTGGTAATTTTGTACCAATAGAAGAAACATATTATGTCAAATCGATATCGGGCGGAGCAAATACACCTAGGTCACAAAAAATACGTTTAGAAGATAACTACTTAATTCGACAACTATCTCCAACTAATATAGGCGAACGGTCCGCATTTGATTATGCACCGGTTGATACAAACCGTTTAGGGTTATTCTATT